ATTGTAAATACAGGATCTTGACGTGGATAGTCGAATGCAACTGCTTCTTCTCCACCGTTGATGGCAAATAGTTCTCCTTTGCCTTCGTATGCAAAGCTTCTTGCATCTGTCGTGCTGACAGGTAGAGGAAGAATACCAGAACCCTTGTATGCTTTGGTGAAGGTGTCTGTTGCAACACCTGTAAACTCGATGGGTACAAAGGCAATCCATCTTGGCAACACTCTGACAATAGTGTTGATATCGATGGTGATGGTTCCAGAACCAACATGGACAGGTCTGAAGTTGACATCAGCAGCACCACTAACCTGTGGACCACCCATTGCATATCGGGTGACTGTCTCGGTGATGCCTTCATAGTCATCCGTGATGGATGGGAAGAAGTCATTGACAGATCCATAATCGAAGTAAGAACCAGAGGTAGAACCACCAGTTACAAGATCAATAATTCTCTGGTCCTTACGACTCTCAATCGTATCATTAGCGATAGACTGGATCGTGATGGAGTCGATTGGATTGGCAGCAACCGAACCATAATCCAGAGGAGTGAATATAGTGTCGGAAGTATGACTGTAGTGATACGTTCTTTTCTCGACAAGGTTGCCCATGTCGAAGAGGACACCAGATCCAACCTCGCTGAATGTAGTTCTTTCGACGTGCTCGACATCGATAGTGGCAACACCAGAACCATTGAAGTTTGGTACGAATGCAACTTTTGTGTTGCCAGTAACATCGAAGAGGACATATGCAGGATATGGTGCTCTCTCGAATGCGATAGCAGCTTCGCCAGACGTGAAGAGAGTTCCTTGAACTTCGTAACCAAAGGTTCTTCTTTCTTCTGCTTTCTCGAAGTTGAATAGATTGCCATCTCCAATGAAGCGTTTGACGACCGCATCTTGAGCCTCGCCTTTGACCTCGATGTTGACATTGGCAATCCATCTGGGTTTCGTTCTGCCACGACCCTCGACGAAAGCAAACAGGTCACCCTTACCAACGTAAGAGAACTCTCTCCTGACTGCTGCAGTACCCTGAACCAGCAGATCTCCCATTGCATAACGAGAGATGGATTCCATGATGGAACCATAGTCTTCGCGAACAGTCTCTGGAGCGTCCTGACCATTGATAAGAATTTGACCATAATCCAGATAAGATCCAGAAGTAGTGCCACCTACTACCAGGTCAATAATTCTGTCGTCCTTACGACTTTCAATGGTCTCATTAGCAATAGATTGAATCGTAATAGATTCAATTGGAGTATCGGCAACAGATCCGTAGTTGCGATACTGGAAGATATCATTAGATGTGCTGCTGTAATGATATGTGATTTTCTCGACAGCAGTCTCGAAGTTGAATAGAGTTCCAGATCCTTTGTAATGATCTGTCTGTTTCTCGACCGCCGTGCCTTCTGCCTTGACTGTACCTTCTGAAATCCAATTGGGGGAGAAAGCAACTCTTGCTTCGCCCTGTAGTGGCAGGATAGCAGTGCTTTCTGGTGGATTGGCACCAACCGCTTCAGAGGCACCAGAGAAGGCGTAGAGGGCACCAGAACCATTGTATGCGTATGTTCTCTTATCTTCGGCGTTATTAACGCTGAAGAGCGAACCAGAACCTTTGTGCAGCAGACTGAAGTTTGTCTTCGATGCACCAAAGATTCCAATGTTGACAAAGGCAATCCATCTGGGTTTCGTTCTGCCGCGACCATTGACGAATGCGAACAGTCCACCAGAACCAACAAAGTTGGGAGTAAATACTTGCTTGGCAGTACCACTGATTGGGAACAGACCGAATGGATAGTCTGTCTGATTAGTAAGAATCTCACCCCAGTCAAGTCCGACTGTAGATGGAGTCTGCTCACCATCAGTGAGAATAGTACCGAAGTCTAGGAATGCACCAGAAGTAGATCCAGATACAACTAGATCAATAATTCTTTCGTTTGCACGACTCTGGATTGTCTCGTTAGCAATCGACTGAATCGTGATGGATTCGATTGGTGATTCAGCAACCGATCCAAAGTTCTCATAGGTAAAGTAATCGATGCTGGAATTGTTGTAATCCCAGACAACTTTTTCTTCTGTAGAAGAGATGCCGAATAGAGTTCCTTCACCGACATAATCGTATGTCTGTTTGAAGGTAGTGGTGCTGAAGTTGAACAGGACACCAGAACCAACCCAGTTGGGTCTGAAGCTGATACCAGCATCACCATGGACGTTGAATAGTGTCTTGCGATCTTCTGGGGATGTCTTAACAACAGCCTCACCAGCAAAGCTACCGCTGAATAAGGTGCCGAATACATTCCAGTTAGGAGCATACGCAATTTTAGTGTCACTACGAAGGGGTAGTAGTCCCTCCGTAGCAATCGCAGGTACATAATGAGTGTTGGCGTTGCCAGCAACCCACAGTGTTCCAGAAACGATGTATGGAGCATCCAGTCTGTATCTGGATCCGCCGAACTCGAATACTGTACCAGAACCAATCCAAGTCTTGATAACAGACCAGGTGGTAAGTGAATGGAAATGGGTGCGACCCATTGCCTGAATATTTGACGTGACTGTAATTTCGCCCCAGTCATCCGTGGCGTATGCTTCTACTTCTGCAATAGATCCATAGTCGAGTTGGTTCAGGGGACCACCTGACTCCACCAAATCAACTATTTGATCATCTTTGTAATCTTGTATTACTTTGGTTGCGTGGTCTGCAATTACCCAGTATGCACGACCTAAAGCACCAAAATCTAGATATAAAAACTGCTCCTCGATAGCTGATGTATAGCTGTACGAAATTAACCCCAGTGCCTTCACAGCAACAAACTGGGGCATTCTTCCAGTACCAGCGTAGGAGAATACCATATACTACAGCCAAGTTAAAAAAATAGGGGGATCGCCAGATAAGCAATCCCCCCATGATGTAAAACTCAATTTCAGAATATCAGTCGAGGCTGACGTTCAAGGTGACTTTGATTTGGTCACCAGCGTTTTGAATCGCGTATGGACCATTGGTGAATCTTTCAGCGAAGAAGATTGCGCTGTAAAGAGTTAGATCACCAGTGCCATCTAGTGCCTTGGTTGTAGTGAAGGTGTTAGCATCGAGTACATCGAATACGGTGTAGGTGCCAGGAGTTGTGGTGGTGTTACCAGTGCCCTGGTCGATGTAGATTGCATCGCCCTTAACAAGACCGTGACCAGTTGCGGTTACCTTACTGAAGTCAAACTCAACCTCGTCATTGTTGTTAGAAGGCTGAATGTTGTCGATCAGTACGTTGTTCAGGTAGACAGTAACTTGTCCCTGCAGTACCGAACCAGCGTCGTCATAGGTCTCGTGATCGATACCAGTGATGATAGTTGCAGCGTCGATGCCATTAGGAGCACCGCCAACAACACCAGCAGTACCAGTCTGGGAGACTGCCATGCCGACTGTTAGATCTTCACCGACTTCTGCTTGGAATACACCGTTACCAGAAGCAGCACCAGTGAGTGCCTTGTCTAGATAAACAGTGGTTCCTGCGATACCAGCGATTCTTGCACCAGCAGCAACGCCAGTACCAGTTAGTCTCTGACCAACTGCAAGACCCGAAGTAGCGCCAACGGTTACGGAGAACTCACCAGAAGTACCAGAGATGGTGGTGGTGTTAGCAACAGCAGCAAGAACGATGTAGTCATTGCCGATAGTACCACGAACACCAGTCTTACTGATAGTTGTTCCAGCGGATGCAGCACCTGCATCTAGTACACCATGAATGGTGGTAGGCATGTTGTTGGCACGAACAAGCATGTAACCATAAACGTCACCAGCAGCACCACTGAAGGTGAAGGTTTGCTCTGGATAAGAAGCGGTCGTTCTGCCAGCACCAAAATCTAGGTTTTGGTTGGAGAATGTACC